GTAGACTGTTTGGCTAAAAAAACGGCCTGAGAGCGTGATCCTTTAGCACTATTGCAGCGCTTACAGCAAGCGATCATATTCTCCAAGCTAATCGGATCTCCTCCGGCTTTGATGCTTACGATATGGTCCACTGTATTAGCATCCTGCCCACAGTAAACACAGGTGTACCCATCCCTAGCTAATACGATCAGCCTTTGAGCCTTGTACTTTCTTGTAAGTCTCGGGTCCCTTGTACCGTGCACCATTAGATATCATCCATACATATAGAGCATATTAACCAAGAGCCCAGCTCTATTAGCTCTGACTCAGGCTTTAGATCCTCACACCTTGAGCACTTATCTAAGTATCCATTGATGACCATTAGTAGTGACCAGTCTTTAGATGGTAAGCGTATGCCTTGCATGGTGTGGTATGTCTATGGGCTATGTACTTAAGGCCTAGATCTATCTGCTTATATGGATCATGCTCTTTTAATTTAAGTAGCTGAGGTATGCCATATGCAGAGCTCTTAGGGTTATCAGCGCGTGGATCCCACTTACTCTCTCTATTCCAGAGCAGCTCCAAACAGCGATACTCTTTTGAATTAGTGAGTTTTATATGGGCATAGAGCTTATAGTTTTCTTTATCTCTTGGTGTATTTATAGCTTGTGATGCAGGCATATTGCTAAATAGCAATAGCCCGGCCAAAAGCACCAAACTACGCCTGCGAGCTATCCGCCTCAGCGGCTCGCCTGCGAGTATGGAGCGTAGCCGCTTAGTCAAATACCTGTCAATCTTGAGCGTACTCTTGAGCGTGTCCCACAGGTTTTTAACACGTGTGTATAACTGTTGTGGATAACTATTTAGCATCTTTACCCCATCCCTTACCCCTAAACGATAAGCCCGGAGCATGATAGATCTGTCTCATATGAGTACCACAACATAACGGCGCTGCGGCTGAGGTAATCGGTTGCTCTAGCTCGTACCGGATATTGCACAATAAGCACTCATACTCATACATCGGCATTAGTTACGTCCTCCATCATTACGATCCCCATAACGCCGCATTTAACGCATTGGAGCGCTTTAACGTATGGAGGTAGGTTATCTGTCACTACTCGCTCAATATGCTCGGTTACTTTTGCACATAACCGGCACTTAGTTTTATATGCCATATTGCGACCTCTTTAGATATTGCATTTCAAAGAGATTAGATCGAGGCACCCAATAATTATCTTGATACGGATGCTTATATTTAGGCACTTTAACCATGTGCACCGGCATCCATCCTAAGAGGATATAGACCGGACTCCATCCGGTAACTAATACAGCTACATCATTAGGACGGCCCGTGCCTCGGTTTTGTAGGATTAAATGGCCATTAGCGTGTTTAGTCCATTTAACCTCGATATTTTCGCCTACGTCTGCCTCCTCGTGGGCATTGTGTATTTTTGGCACAAAAGCGTAATCGCCAAAATAGTTAGCTACAGCCGTCTCAGCTGAGGCACCCTCAGCCTCTTGCCATACTAGCTCGTGCCAATTTTTATAGACTTGGCCAAAATTACTAGCATCGCTTGTATTAGCATTTCGCACGATCGTGCGCTCTAGTCCTACCCGATGAGCTGTTACCTCTTGAGATCGATCGAGTATTACCTTGGCTACTTGCGACATTCTGCACACAGCCACATTACGACCTCGCCGGTATAATCTCTCACTGACCAGCCACCAAGAGGACTAACGTACTTTTCGCACTCATCGCATAAAATCACTTTGAGTATAGTTACATCGCCGTTATTGTGGATCGTTGTAGAAACGCCATCTTTAATGAAAGTTAGCTCTCCCATAGCTGCACCACCATCGCTGTAAATAAACAAATCTGAAAGATCACCAAAAGTATTACTAACCTTGTTTTTGTCATACTTGAGGCTTCCATTTGCCATCAGATCCGAGCACGTGCCAATAAGGTTGGCATTGATTAGCTCGTAACTTTTCGGTGCACTTGTAAGCGGCCCACGGCTTACCGGTAGTTTTGGCTGTCCCCTCGGCCCAAACCATTGTCCCATGCGGACAACGTGGAGGCTCAGCTACTAACTCTCCTCCCAGTTGCGTACCGATCTCGAGGATAGCCGTAGCCATTGTGGACATGTCCTCGATTGATGCTTTAGTGCTCCACGGATCAGCGCTTGCCGGTAAAGTCTCGACCTTTTCCATATCCTGCACCGTAGGCCGCGAGTTATGCTCAAGGCTCGGAGTTAATAGACCGATCACGCGGCCGTACGCACTTGTGATCGAGTCCTCAACCATCCATTTACGCATATTTTGAGGGTAACTATTTACATTACCGAAAGCATAATCTACGGCGCTTGGCACCATATCCTCATACTCACGATAAGCCTCAGCTCTTACTAGGATCGTCCCCTTTTCAATATCAAAACTCTCGATAAAAGCGACTAATCTACCTGAGGGAAATTCTGATCTAAAGCGCTTGATGCGAGCGTTTACGTCCTCATAATTATCTAAAAATCCCATTAGATTAGCTCGCTATCTTTGAGAGCCTTAGCGATAGCGCGGCCTCTAATAAAGCCCTCGCCGTGGCCGTGCCTAAAACCTATGGAGTAACCGACTGTCATAAACAAAAACCCTAGAGCACAAGCTCCAAGGCTTACCAATATATCTGCACTATTCATCTTTCGCCCTTTGTTAAGGCCGATCAAGCTACTAACCGAGTAGCCCTCTCAGCGTTTGTAGTATCAGTATGAGGGCTTTTTGTCAGAAAGCAAAGCCTATAGCCTCTTGGCGTGTCGCTACTTGGCTAGCCTGTCCTCAATCAAGAGCTCATAAATACGATCCACTCGTAACTCAATACGCTCTACGCGCCCGGCTAAATTATGGCCGCCGTTACCGTCAGGCTTTAACTCTGATAAATAATAGATAACCAATTTACGAATGAGCCCAGCCCATAACCCCAAAATAGTAATTACCCCCAAAGTAATACCAATTACAAGCTGGGCTCTTTCCATTACTTAGTTACGCCAAACTGTCCCTCGGACGGTTGGACGGCCTTAAGTAGTGGCCCGATTAGCCCAGCGATAAACGCATTGGCTAATACTTTTGGATCAGATATACCGCTCATATACAAAGCTGCCGCACACGCTACAGCTGATCTTAGATAGGACTTACCTACCGCTATCGCTTGCTCTTTCATTGTTTTGCTCCTAAGTGCCCTTAGTTGATTTGTTTCAGTACGCCGACCACATGAGTCCCGGATGCGGTGACACCATATAGAGCCTCATGATCCCCGACCGATACAGTTAATTTATCGCCGTTATCTAATTTGTAACCATTACTTGTTGTTACATTTGCATCTCCAATATAAACAGCGCCCCCACCTAAATTGTGTAAATACGCGGTCTGATCGGCAATATTAGCGGCTACTAATACTGTAGCTGTTACTCCTACTGTTACTTGTGCACTAGTTGGCATTTTGTAATCCTAAACTCTCGATTAAGGCTTTAGCCTTGGATGATGATACCTCTACCTCAAAGTGCATATCGTCCGGCCGTGTCTTAAAATCGCCGCCCCACTTAAGGCCGTACTTTTTAGCGAGCGCACGGATCATAGGTATTTTCTCAGCTGGAAAAGTGCCAGCCTTACCTAACGGATGCTTTATAGCATTAAGATCGATAGCCGTACCGGATGAGTGACAAGAGAGCTTAGTCGGATTACCTCTTACCATCCTGTAGGCATAGCCCCAATCGTCAAAAGTGCCCTCATCTATTGGCTCGATCAGCTCGTGAAACTCGGCAGCAAAAGCGGCCAAGAGTGGGCCCACACTCTCGGCACACCTTAGTTTACGATCCGTACCCTTTACAGGATAGGACTTTATTTTTATCTCTGCCGCATCTTTAGAGGCAGGGTAGCCGTTGTAACTAGTCTCCATAATTTTAAGTAACTTTACTCAGCTGTAATTTCATCTGTTAGTTGCTGGGATTTATGGATTGCGATTTCCTCCTCGGTTAGAGGAATATTTTCAATTTCGCC